GAAGCGGAAGTATTGGTCTATTGCTTCGTGTCCGAAGGTGTATCCTTCTTTGATTCTTCCTTCTTTTACCGAGAGAAGGTCCTCGTGTAGTTTGCTGTAGTTAATCGTATTCTTCGTCAGTCCCATTAGTGTTGTTTATTCGGTCGAGGAGCATATTGTGTTGTTCCTGGAGTTCTAGGAATTGCATTTGCAATATCATATAACTTTGGGCAAGATCCTTGTATGCTTGATCTTTTCTCCATAGTTGCTCTGAAAGCAGTCTTTCTATCTCCTCTTCGTACATCAGATGTATTCTTCGCAGGCGTTGCAGGTCAGGTCTTGAGGAGGCACTACCGTGCCGCAGACGGCACAGTAGCTTGTTTCCTCGTGTAGTTGTAGGCTAGAAGGGCAGATCATCGTCTTGCTCTGTTTGGGCCTGTGCAGGTTGTTCTCTGTATTGCGCTGGAGTTGGTGCCGGCTCTTCTATCCTTGGCTTGATGTTTATCCAATCGTTGAAGATCTCGGCCACTTGCAGTACCTGGTTTGCTTTTAGATTGGTCCCTGTCGAGAACTCGACTGCTGCTTTGAGAGCCACCTGGCGTACGATCAGTTTGTCCTTGTCGCTATTGCCTTTTGGAGAGTAGCTACTCTTGTAGCCGCCTCCGCTTGGAGCGCCTCCTTGGTAGTTAGGGTTCTGTCTCTTGATGCGGCTCTTCTCCACATCATAGGTATAGGTTAGATCGTCTCCGACCTTTGGTTCCCATCCCTTTGTAAAGATGTCTCCGGTTTGTCCGTTAGCCATTGTGAGCTTGTAGATGCTCATTCCGTTCCATTCTTTTTGGAACATCACGTCTTTGATAGTCGCTGTTGTCATTGTTTAGCTTTTTTCTTGTTTGACTTGTTTGATATAGGCATTGATTAGATCCTGGGTTGCTTCAGGACTAATTTCTGATCGCAGCTGATGGTCCCTGTAGATGTAGTTTCTCGTCAGATGCAGTTCTAGTTGAAGCGCTTCTATCTGTGCTTCGTAGATTTCGATTAGTTGGTCTTTCATATCCCTTTGTTTTTGTTTCCTCTAACATACAGTTATTATTTCTTATACACAAGAAAGGCCCGGAAATAAAACCGGGCCTAACTCTACCTACTAAAACAAAGGGACTAACGTAGGGATATTTTAACTATTGCTGTGTCTTTTGTAACGCTCTTATCAGCCACGAGTTTAATCTCTCGAAGATGTTTAGGACTGTCGTCAGGAATGAATCCGAGATCCACCAGGCTATCACAAACAAACTTTGCGACCATAATGCTATTATCAATGTCGTAGCGATAATTGCAGCGGATATGGACTTTCGCAGTTGTGTAAGGATTAACATCGTAGCTTGATAGTTCTCTTTCAATTTCTGCTTTCCACTTGTCCTTTTCTCTTTTCCTGAATGTCCAATGCTTGCTAGAATAGAACGCATTGAGAGATGGAACTTTGCCAACAGTGATTTCGATTTCATTGGTCCATTGCATCTAGCAGTCGTTCTGATTTTTCAGGATCGTACTTTCCGATCTGTGTGTAGATGCATCTGCTTATTGATCGGAGCGCTTCTCGACGCTCCTGGTTAGCAGTACTGTCGTTCCAATGTGCGTGGATTGAAGTGTCTATTGCGAGTAGTGTGTCTACTATATTCATTGTCCCTTAATTAGGTTAGGGCTTGAAAGCCCTAACTATATTAACTAATATTAGTAAGATAACTAATATAGTTATTAATTTAACTAAACCAAAGGTAGGTTTTTTTTCTTTGTAGACAATCTTTGGGACAGATATTTCTTTTACCAGCCGGATTGTGTCCGGCAGGCACTCGGCATCTATGTGTATTGTGTCGTGGATGCGTCTTATCTCGATTCTAACGCCGTTTCTCTCGATTGTGGTGGTATCTACCCTCTCAAGAGTTATCGTGTCTCTAATGACCTTATTTTCCGTTACGATTACGGTGTCTAGTTTGATGCTTCGTTCCTGTACAATCGTGGGATCCTTTGCAATCGCACGCTTTAGGTGCCACTGGGCACCACAGCTTTGCAGCAGTAGGGCAGCGCTTATGAGCCACAGGCCTCGCATTCCGGATTGTCTATCGAGCATTGCTCGGGTTGTTCTTGTTGTTCTAGATCGTTGATGAAGTCTTCGAATGATTGGTCTTTCATTTTTTGTCTTTTGAGAAAAATAGTACGAATGCTACACCGAAGAACGCTCCGGCTTCTGTAAGTGTTGCCTTGTCGGCAAGCACCACTCCTATTCCTGTCAAAAATAAGACCACTCCAGCTATCGTGGTCTTCCAATTTGTAAAAATTCTATCTATCATCTTCTCTTCAGTATGTCAATCTCACGCTGGAGGTATTTGTTCTCCGTTTCTAGTTCAGCTACCTTCTGTGTTAGACCTAGGATCTTGCCCTGGGCACTCTCTAGTGCCAGGCTCATCTCTTCTACTCTTTTTAGCAGGTCCTCACGAAACATCGTTTCAGGGTTTTCTTCTCTTCTTTCCTGACGCAGCTGTCGTGCTGCTTCTTTCTTGTTCTTTATTACGCTCTCGTAAAATTTGAACGCTGCTCCGGATCCTAGTATCGTTACCAGGGCTATGATTAATTCTTTGCTTTCCATTGTTTAGTAACCCTTACCTGGTTTATTACTGCTGCTACTGCGATGATTGCCCATCCCCATCTTGAAGGTGCTTCCCATATCAGTCCGGTCATCAGGTACTGTTCTACTGTTAGGAAGGCTACGATTGTTGCTATCACCGTGCTGTAGTATCGGCATCGTAGGTCTCGCATCCCTACGCTGTAGAATTGGAATAAGCCGCCGCCAACGGCTGCGATGATAATGTGCCACTTAAATCCTATCTCGGTCCATACTGCTGCCGGCAGTAGGATCGTGTGTAGTATTGCTATCAGGAGCTCTAGGAACTCGCTGTCGGCAAATCCTACGATTGTCTTTAGGTTCTTCTGTATTAGCTTTAGGTCGATCATAGCTCTGTCTGTACATTGAATGAAGGACAGGCCTTGCTGCTGAACTCGTTATGTCCGTGTATTGTCGCTCCGGCGTAGTTGTCTGTTAGATCAAACAGCAGCGAATGTAGCGCTGCTTTCTGCTCTTTGGTCCGGGTATCCTTTGGTTTCATATCCTGGTCCACACCGCCGATATAGCACACACCGATGCTACCGGTGTTGTGTCCTTTTGTATGTGCTCCTATGCGTTCTATTGGCCGGCCTACGTGTAGGCTTCCGTCTAGCTCAATGACGTAGTGGTATCCTATGTCCGACCACCCTCGGTCCAGGTGCCACTTACGGATCGTCTCTGTTTTCACATCTCTTCCTTCCGGAGTCGCACTGCAGTGGATTATGATCTTGTCTATCTTTCTCATCAGTCTGTTAGGTATACCGATCCTACGCCCTGGGCCCATAGCGAACCGTCACAGCATTTTCTGCTGTAGGTATTCGTCTCCTTGCAGAGGCAGCCTCGACGGCTGTCTCTCGGAGATGTTCTGCTGGGGATCTTATCTTCCTTCATTATAATTCTTCAGGAGCTGGTGGATTACAATACTCCGCTTCGGGGTTCGCCTCACAATACGCCTTTGCATATTCTGCCGCGTGTTTAGAACCGAATGTATGGATACCGATAGGTGTTACCCAAGTGGGAACGAACGATGCGTGTGGTTCACTGCGCCATAGAATGTCTACGCAGTAGTCGGTAGATAGTACGGCTTCCGTTACTACCTCGCCATCCTCATCAAGTACCGCTGGGGTTTCTACGATGTGTCCAAGTTCTACGACCATAACAACGCTTTGGTTGTACGATTCGTTTCCTTCTTCATCGGTTTGTACGATTAGGGCTTTTTGAGTTTCCCACGCCTCTTGTGAGGCATATACATATTTTCTGAATGTTTCCATATTAGATAGTAGTTAGTGCCGCAAGTTCTGCGTTTGTTAATGCTGATTTGAATAGTAGGACTTGTTTATAGTCCGACAAGCCTTGATAGGTAGCACTTGTTTGGAAGTCGTTCAAGTAAATAGAATTATTGCTTGGAATACTTGGTAAAGTATCGGTGGCAATCAATGTTCCGTTGATATATAAATTTAAGCCTCCACCCGTTGAATAACTAACCCCAACTTTATAGCGTGTTCCTTCAACCATATAACTATTAGATGTTCGCACCTCTCCTACGATTGAACTATTGTCAAGGGCATAAACAACAAGTGCTTTTGCACTTGAAACAACAAATTCAAATCTTTCAGAAGCAGAACCATTTGATAGCAATAATGGGTAAATAGCACCATTTGTGTTTGACATTCCATTAAACACGAACTCAAAAAATACAGAGCCTTCCGTTTGACCTATAAGGTCAGTAATACTCGTTTTGTTACAAACATCCGCCGCCCTACTCGCACTCGTTCCGTAGGTGGGGATGATTGAAGTCGCATAATTTCCAGCCTCACATTGTGCGCCGTAAACATATGTGGTTAAAGATGTGTCATCAAAAGTGGGTGCTGATGTATTCGTGTCAGTAGGAGCTGCACCTAAAAATGTTTGTACACTACCCGCATTTGTTCTCGTAAAAGTACAAGTAACTCTATACCAATCATTTTCGTAAGGTTCTATTGTCCCAGTAGCATTTGTTTCGTTAGTAATAGTGCCTTCGTCTAAATCAGCAGTTACAAGCCGCCATAAACTATCCCCACTATCTCCTATAACCACATATCTTGAAACCGCTTTTTTGAAAAACGCACTTAATGTATAAGTAGTACCCGATACCGCAGAGACATTTAAATCCCTTGTTGCGTGTCTATTACTACCAGATGTTGGTGTTATCAAGGTAGCGTTTGTATTTCCATCGGGAGATGTTGCGGAATTACTTGTAATTGTTACGGGGTATGTTGTATTGTTCCACGCACCAAAGTATTCACTATTCGCCAATAGATTCGTCCTACTCGGCTCAAGCAACAAAGAAGGACACGAAGCCCCCCCACTATAATCCAATCTCGGTAGGTTGTCCGTAATGCCTTCGTAGACTGCCGCCGTTGTCGTTTCTATGTAGTCGGTGGCTACTAAACCTTGTTCAAGTTGTGCGTCTTGGATGTAGATGTTTCCGCTTGTGCCAGTTAGGTCGTTGTCAGCGATTGCGGGATATATCGGCAACGCTGTAATTGCTTGGCTGACCGCCATTGAACAACGATACCAATCGGTTGCTCCTACTTGTTCAATACTGGAATCAATTATAGAGCCTATAATAGTTCCTTTTGTTCCACTTGAAAGGTTGAAATATATTCCATTGCCACCATCAACGCTAACACGCACAAAATTATATGTCCCCGCTTTAGCATAAAAACTTATAGTTTGTACGCCACTTGTAGAAATGCTTTGCTGAACCTTTCCAGCACCCGCAGAAATATCAACTTTCCACGCATCGCTTGAACCATCGTATCCACTTTGTCCGCTTGTTACACTTGAATTGGTTGTAGCCCAAGTAGTATCAAACGAATTACTCTGAAGCAAAAGGTTTGCTCTCTCCTTCTCAATCAGTCCGCTACTATTCACACGGGTTGCCGTGTCCGTACCTCTACTAAAGGTGAAGTCTCCATCACCGCTCGTAGGCTTGATAGAGTACAATTTGCTTTCCTTGACACCACTCGGTATCATTACAAGACTCGCCTTGTCGTAAGTCGTTGCCATATTAGTTTAATTCAAATAATTTATCATTCAAGCAGTTCGCCTCTACGACTGCACCATCTTCTACCATTCTATCCTCGTAGGAAGCGAACACATCATAGTAATTCAACATCCCTAACCCTTGTAAGCCCTTAACGGCACATCCCTCAATAGAACCACCATCAGCCTCTAACCTCGTAGTAAATTGGTCTACATAATCATCTGCTGGAGCAAAACAAGCAATAGCCGCCTCATTCTGTATAGAGAGCGTAGTTTGGCTTCGCTTACCCCAATAGGTCTCACAATATATCTTTCCCCAATTACTCATTTCTTACTTTGTTTCTTCAGGTACGTTTTTAGTTTCCTGATGTTTGTCTGTTTCGGTACGTATCTCTGTTTCTTTATAGCATCCATCCGCTAAACGTGCTGTCTTTTAGTGGGTATATGTCGTCATTGACATTCGTATTGTACTCCGGATAGGTGCTGTTGTTGAATGCCATAAAGTCAATAAACCTGCGAGTGTAGTACTCGGCTAGGTTTCTCTCTTTCTCGATCAAGAACGACAGGTCCTCTCGGCCTACTGTTTCTCCGTTCTCTACCTGTCTCTTGTAGATGCCTCCGTTGCTGGCCGTGAAGGCCGCAAACGGTAGGTATTCTGTCATTGCCCAATGGATCAGCATTGGCTGCACGTATGTGTCTACCAGGGTTTGGTAGTCGCCGGTCAATGTGCCGGCGATAATGTCATTGCTGATCTTGTCATATAGCTTGGTCCCTAGGTACTGCTGTACGTGTACCTCCTGGGCAATCTTTATGAATTGAATGAACTTGTCCGTGTCCACATTCCCGGAGAGGAAGGTGTTCCGAACCAAGTCGTCTCTTTTTATGAATAGTGCTGTAGCCATTAGATACCAGGTTGGATGTCTTTAGGACTCTTCGGATTGATGAATCCTTTGTTCTTCATTTTGTTTGGAGCGACGCTGACCTTGTTTGGATTCTTTGGTGGATCGAATCCTGCACGTCTAGCTTCGCTTCTGCTGACCGTTTTTGCATTCGGTGAGCTTGGATCCGGCTTGACGCCGTTTCTGCTCATATACGTCTTTCTAAACCACTTGTGGTGACAACGTGGTCCTCCCTTGTAGAGCCATATGCTGTATGTGTCGGCTCCGTATGGTCCGAAGCCTGCATTCACCACTTTGTTGTCTAGGGCTACGATGTCCTCTTTTCTGTAGACCTTGTTGGCCGATACCATCTTCTTGCAGAATTCTCTGCTGTCGGCTCCTGCTCTGTTAGGCGCGTATTGGTAACGCACCAGGAAGGTGACGCCGTCCTTCTCGGCGTCCTGCTCGCTCTTCGCACGTGGACGGGCTGTTCCGGTGCTCGCTAGGCCGATCATCTTGTCCAGGGCTTCTTCCTGATCGTAGTCGACCTCTCTCTCATCTACCAGTTCCCATTCCTCTTCGTTGATGTCCTCACCCATTGCTATGAGCTCGTCTACTGCTTCGTCGTATTGCCTGGGCATATCAGATAGGCAAGTATGTGCGGATAGCTTTTCTCCTGTTTCCTTCTCTGTCTCTTCTTTGGTTACTGCTGCTGTGCGATCGGTAAACTCGAGCGGCTGTAGTGTCTTGAAGTATAGGTCCAGGTTGATGCCGTTTACAGCGAGTATCTGCTCGATAGCATTTAGGATCTGTTCCTGGAAGGGACGGATTACCGTGTTGTCGAACAGCAGTGTTGCTGTCTCAATCTCTTCGGCGTTATTTCCTAGTCCACTGTTGTCCTTGATCCCTAGGAGCATTGGTGAGGTAACCCGGTGGGCCACCATCAGCTTCTGCATTGACTCGCTAGATAGGAATTCGTATTGCTGGGCAGCGTCGGAGAGCTGCACCGGATCAATAGTGGCTGCTAGTTCTTTGCTCTCGTTGAAGGCAATGATTGCTCTTCCCGAGTTGCTTGATCCTGACCACTTGTCGATGATTCGTCTTTCGATCATCATTCGCTCTTCCTCGTCAGGTACTCCGTTGTTGAAGTTAATCAACATCGACG